TGGGGGTAATTGCTATAATTATATTGTGATTAGTCGTAGGAACCGAGTCACTAATCAGCCAAACAGTAGTTTGTTATGGGGGAAAGTGTCTGCGGTTTGACTTGTTTACTGCGTTCCTACCCTGAGTACCCCGCCCTAACAAAAGCGATTTCATGATGTCATTACAATCAGGTTACGTTTACCTTCTAAAAAACGAATCAATGCCGGGTTTATATAAAATAGGCTTTACAACAAAAGATGTTAGCGAGCGTACTAGTCAGCTAAGCAAAAGTACTGGCGTCCCTACTGATTTTGAATGTCTGTATCATGCTTATTTTAAGTTTTTTGTTCAGCCAGAAGTTGTTGAGCAGATGCTACATAGGGAATTCGACTCGATAAGGGTTAGTAATAAAGAATTCTTTCGGTTCGAGTCTGATGAGATAGCTATAGCTCACGTAGCTACAAAAATGCTTGCGGTTTGTGAATCCTACCTTGATATAGACCAAGTGTACAAAAAAGTAGAGAACGTTATTTGCCTTCCTGATGGCGGGGCTGAACGCATGTTTTGCGTAATGTCAGAATTGTCTGATGATCATATTAAGCAGGAATCAATAATTCAGCACGTCGATATGATGAGTGGAGATATTGAGAATTTAGCTATATTGCGAACATACGGTTACGAGGATTTCTGCTATGGAGGCTTGATGCTTTGGCAACTAGGTTATGCAAAAAACATGTATGAAGGTTTTTTTCTATACCTGAACGGTGGTAGATTTTTCAAGTTGTGGCTTGAAAAAGTGTCACACAATATAAGCGCTCAGTTTATTGAGCATAATAATAAAATTAATGAAGGGGATACATTGCAATGAAATGGTTTAAGCACGAATCAACAGCAAATATGGACGCAAAACTCCAAGAGGTCTTACTTGATTATGGTCTTGAGGGTTACGGACTGTACTGGTACTGCTTAGAGCTTGTGGCTGGAAAGGTAGAGCCGGGAAATCTTACTTTTGAGCTAGAGCATGACTGTAGAATTATAGCCAGAAATACAGGCTCAACACCTCAGCGCGTTCAGGAAATGATGACGAAGTTTGTTGATATTGGATTGTTTGAAAACAGTCAAGGCACTATCACTTGCTTGAAAATGGCTAGGGTTTCAGATGATTACACTGCAAAACTAATACGGAGTGACAATCCAGCAAAAAAGCCGCAAGTCATTGAAAATAAAGGAGTCCTAGAAAGTCCGACAAAATCCGAGAAAGACCCTCTAGAAGAGAATAGATTAGAAGAGAATAGAACAGAAAATAATAATACAGATTTCGCGTCTAGCGACGACGGTGGTCAGTGTGATTTGATTCCAGAAGACAAAGAAACCTCTAAACCTGAGAAACCAAAAAAGCCAAGACTGAAGAAGTCTGACAACTGGAAACAGTTTTACGCTGAATACCCAGCCAACAGACGCGGTGGTTCTGATGCAACGCCGTGGGAGAAAGCTAAGAAGATGCGTCTCACTGAAGACGACTTTGCAGCAATGCTGGAAGACGTTAAAAAACGGAAGCTGACTGAAAGCTGGAGAAACGGGTTTGTTCCCGGAATAACTAAGTATCTGACTGAAGAAACTTGGAAGGTTCCTTTAACTTGGCCCAATGCGTCCTACCAAACCAACCAGAACAATACTAAAGTTGACGTAGATGCAGCGATGTCGCCAAGAGCGGTTAGAAGACAAGAGTCTACGCCGGAGCAACTGAAGCGAAATCAGGAGCAGGCTGCTAACCTGTTAAACATGTTTAAAGAGGGTTGATATGAGCGCACTAACACTAGAGCTAATCGCACTGCATGTAGGATCGGCTGTTGTGATTGTTGGCGTAATGGCGCTGGTTATCGGTTTTTACTTGGCTTATGAGAATTGGAGGGGATTATGAGTAAAAAAAGAAAGCTACCATCGAATATGTATAAAAAAGGCCAGTGCGTACCACGTTGGCTGGTGAGAGTTGAGCGTAAGAAATTACAGCACAGGCTCAAATTTGGGTGCGATGTTGAATTGATAGGAAATTGCGTACTCATGCTTAACGAAGGCTCTTGTTTTTATATAGACAATACGAAAGGCGTAAAAGTCTGTATAGATGGCGTAACTGTTGATGACTCAATAATTGGTAGTAACACTAATATTTTCATTAAGATTGGAGGGGCGGGGAATGACTGATCAATGCAAGCACTGCATATTGCGCGGTGATATTGAAATATGCAAAGCGACCGAATGTTTCCACCATGATAACTGGTACGCGGTTCAGCAGCAAAGCGAGATTGACATGCTAAAACAGCAGCGTGATGAGTTATTAGCGGCTTTGAAAGAGGCGGTGGACTGCGAAATGGTGCCAACCTTAAGCGCTAGAGATGGTGGTGCTAATCGGCACGTAAAACAGTTGCATGTTGCGGATAGGATTCGTGACGCAATTAAAAACGCGGAGGGTGAATAATGACTAACAAACAAGAGCAGACAAGCCGTGATGCGTTTGAGGCCCACACGATTAGAAAACTAAAGCTAAGGTCGCCCTCAGTCGATGATGAGTTTGTAAGCCGATTAATGGTTAGGAGTGGTGAAGACTACAAGTTGTCTGTAATAAATGACAAGTGGGACGACTGGTAAGCCGCTACACAGTGGGCTGACAGATAGGCGCAAACAGTCCTATGGCTTGGGCGGTGAGTGTGGTTTTATGGCCCTTGGGTAACGTGCCGCATTAATTAAACAAATATTGGAGCAAATATGATGGATAACGAAACAGAGAAACCAGAAGTAAGCACAGAGTTAGGCGGTCGCGTTGACGCACTTGTTATGTGTGAGCTTTTGCGTGAAATGAGAACTTATTTCTCTAAAGATGACGGTAAAGAGGCTGTAACAATAAAAAACATGCACGCTAAAGATGTTATCCGATGGATGGGGGACGTTGATAAACTATTAAACACATAACCCAGAGCTAAACGGAGAGAATTTATGAGTAATGCGAAAAAAAGCGAGTCCGATTTGAGTGAATTGTTAGTTTGCAAGACTTGTGGCGAGAAACCAGCGCTAAGTCGCCCACGCGGAGATTATATGTATTCATGCTGTGAAAACATGACTAGATCAAGCATATCCCCTTGGGCATTTAAACTTTGGAATTCACTGAACGCAAAATAACAAAGAGGACGCGCGTCGAGGTACGAGATCGCCGCGCATGAGGTGTTATGAAACAACAAGCAGGAGAGGGTTATGGCAGATGAAAAACAGCATGGTGTTCAAGAGTCCGACCAGCAGCGACTTATTATTCGCATGCAGTTATACAAAGAGGTTTATGTTTTAAATCAGGGTGAAATCAGGAAGTATGGTGGGAACGTCGCAGCCTCTAGAGCTAAAATGGCTGTAGATGAGTTTGATCGGATTTTCAGCGAATAACAAAGCGCCACGGCGCGGGGAGGTAGGTGTGAAAGTTACAAATGAAATGATAGAGCGAGCAAGTAAGGCTTATGCCGAAAAGCGCCATCCATCAAGGTGGGATGGCGTACCATGGGGTGAGGCTGGAAGAATAAATCATGCGAAAGCTATTAAAAATGCACTTGAGTCGGTGCTTTGTGAATATGAACTGGTAAAAAAGAAGGTTGTTAAGAAAGACAATAAATAGCAATACAGCGCACTAATAATAATCAGGGGGATTAATGAACGATAGCAAGTTGTACAGTCAAGAAGCTGAGCAAAGCGTTCTTGGGGCTATCATGTTAGATGAGATAGCTTTCGACATCGTGACAGAGGTAGGGCTTCAAGCTAGCCACTTTTACGGCGGGAATCACAAGCTAGTTTTTGAAGCAATCACGCACTTGTCAGAGAGTGCGCAGCCGACGGACGTTGTGACTGTTGCGGAGCGGCTAGATGTTACCGGGAAGCTAGAGGCGGCGAGTGGGGCGGCTTATCTGTCTCGTATGGTCGATATAACGCCGTCGATTGATAACGCCAAGGCATACGCTGAAATCATTATAGATCGTTCGCGTAGGCGCTCCTTAGTGGCCCTGTCAGGCGATATTCGCGCGAAGATTGACGAAGGGGCGGAGACGGAGGAGGTAAAGGATTACACGGCCACACAGTTGCAGAGAATGGATGATGACTGCAACACTGGCGACATTATCAGCGGTGACGACGCTCTCAGGCTTGCAATTACTCGCATTGATGAGCGATTTAACTTCGAGGGTGATGATTGGACGTTTGGAATAGACCAGCTTGATAAGATGCTAGTACCTGAACCAAGCCGAGTTATCGGGATTATCGGTGCGACAAGTTCGGGGAAATCCACACTTGCTCAAACAGCAGCGGAAACCAGTTTAAATATGGGCATCCCTGTTTTTTACGCGACGATGGAAATGCCGCCAGCGCAAATGATGAATCGTTTTATATCATCTGCTGGCGATGTCAACCGTGACTTTCTAAGAGACCCGCGCGGCTTTGCTAATCCTGACGAGCAATGGCCACGACTGGCGGCAGGAACGCAAAAGCTGAAAGGCTTACCGCTAACTATTGACGGTGGAGCACGGCAGACCATATCAACACTAACTGCAAGGATTAAGGCTTGGGTGCGCAAGATGAAGGCAGAAGGCCACACGGAGCGGCTTTTAGTTGTCGTTGACCACGTTCACTTAATGAGCATTCCGGG